ATTTGCCCCCACCCCATCATTCGGCGACCACCTATGGTTCTCACCACGCGAGAGGTCAGGTAACTGCCCGCGATGTAAGCGCAAGGCACCACCATGATGTAAAAGCCAATGCCATCAGGCCTCACACCGTAACTCCCCAACACGAGTGCCGCTCCGCCGAGAAAGGCGTAGAAGGTCGCCGTGGTCATCGCCAAAATGCCAACATACATAAAAAACGCGGGCTTTGCGAACAAGGCCCAGTAAGACGACACCATGGTGCGCAACCAGTGCGGCTGTACCGAGGTGGCTGGGCGATGAGCAGGCAAGCCCTTCCACGCGGCAACGAGCAAGCAGGCCGCGATCACGGCGATCAATACAAAATTGGCTCGCCAACCCAGATGCACATGCAACTGACCGCCGACGATGGTCGCCAGCGGGGGACACAAGCCCATGGCCATGCCAACGAACGCCATCATTCGGGTCACCGGTCAGAAGGCGGTGATCAGCGGTGCCACCCAGACCGACTACAACGGCGCCTTCACGGTCACCGTGACCAATGCAACGGTGTTCACCTACACGGTGGCTAACAGCCCCACCACGCCGGCTACCGGGACCATCCTGGTAGCATCGGGTGACATCACCGATCTGATTGCGCTGGCCGGCATTGAGCGGGTCAGCTCAGCGACGGATGCGGAGTTTATCTTCACCAAGCCTGACGGCACGCAGATTCGCGGTTCAGATAACGCTCGGATCCAGCTGGCTGAAGATGTCAACGTTCCGCTGACGCTAAGCGCAATCCTGCGTGGTACTTCAACGGAAAGTCCTTTTCTGTTTGCTGGCACGCAGGCGGTGTTCGGCAACCTTGCGGAAAGCGCCACCTACATCACCCGAGCAGTGCCATGCGCTGCTAACGCAAAGGTATCGATCACCTTTGAGTCACTGATCCCTGGTGGTGCTGGCGTAACGGTTGAGATTCAGAAAAGCGACAGCACGTATGAAGCGGTTAGCCAGACCACCAGCGCCGCGGTTGGCGATGGCTGGACTGAGCAGGTGTTCACAGTTGCCAGCTTTACCGCTGGAGGGACGACCACCCGCGCCAAAATTACACTGACCGGAACAGCAGCCGCTAGGCCGCAGGTTCGGCAACTTCGCATGGTGGTGATCTAAAATGACAGTCAACAACCGGACTACCAACCGGGACTACCCAAAGCCAAATGTCAGCAACCTCCTCAGCGAAGATGTGGTGCGGCTGTCGGAAGCGCTCGACGACATCGATGGGGATGTAGCCGCTCTGCAGTCGAAGGCGCCAGCAGCATCGCCGACATTTACCGGCACGCCGTCAGCACCAACTGCTGCTCCAGACACCAACACTACGCAGGTGGCTACCACAGCGTTTGTGGTGGGCCAGGCCAGCGCTGTTACTCCGGCAGTAAATGGCACTGCTGCAGCTGGCAGCAGCAGCCGCTACGCCAGGGCCGATCACGTCCACCCGACTGACACCAGCCGCGCACCAGTGGAGTCACCGACGTTCACTGGTACGCCTGCAGCGCCGACTCCAGCAGCGGACACGGACACGACGCAGCTTGCGACGACTGAGTTCGTGGTAGGTCAGAATTACACCAAGCAGACCCGCACGGTCTTCGCTGGTGCTGGCCTAACAGGCGGCGGTGACCTAAGCGCTAACCGCACCATTGCAGCTGATATTGCCACTCAAGCCGAAGCCGAAGCCGGCACCAGCGCCGCCAAGCTGATGACGCCGCAACGGACGGCGCAGGCGATAGAGCTAGGCGTAGCGCCCAAGCTATCTGCATACACCATCACCACCACGGCGATCAGCAAAACGCTGATCAACCGTGAACGCTGCACTGTCACCGCTGCTGGTCTAACCATCACCCTTCCCGCCTCCCCATTGGCTGGGTCGGAGGTGGCGATCACCGTGGCGGGTGCCATCACAAACACCGTCATCGCCAGAAATGGCCAGAACATTATGAACCTTGCTGAAAACCTCACCATTGATCGCGCTGACGTAACCGTCTCGCTGTACTACGTCGATGCCACACGTGGCTGGAGGGTCATCTGATGTCTACGCTTTCTCAGTTCAGCGGCGGTGGAATTAAGAGTATCCAGAGGGGGACTATTACTTTTACAAACACCGGCAACAACTATGTCAGTCCATCAACAGCCACGATTTCCGCAGTCAACACAGCTAAAACTATGTTGAACTTTTGCGGATGCGCTAGCGGCTCTAGCTATAGCAATAGTAACGGTGTCGCAGTTGTAGCAAGCGTTGCTTTGACGAATAGCACTACGGTTACTGCTAGTTTTAATACTCCCATCATCTCGTACGTATATTCCAGTCCCGGCACACCTACCTCCGTCTCCTACGAAGTAATCGAGTATTTCTAACCATGTCTTTCTACTACGCGCAAATCAATGACGACCAGATCTGCTTTGCTATTACGCAAACCGCTGGGTTGATCACGCAGACGAACATGATCCCGGTTGCTAGTTACGACACCAGCCTGCTTGGCAAAATCAGGACCAATGGCGAATGGCTGGATCCGCCGCCCATTCCCCCTGGTCCCAGCTACACGGCCTTCTGGGATGCGCTGACCACTTCCACCGTCTACGCCTCCATCCGTGCGCAATCGATGGCAAGCCTGCCGATGAACACGCTCGCCACAGAGTTCATCGCCTTAATCGGTGATGCCAAAGACGGTCGGCCTAACGAAGCCGCTATCCAGACCAGCATTGCCGCCATCCTTACGACCGGCACCTTCACCACCGGCGACATCAGCGAGTTTCAGCTGGCGCTTGCTGCCGGCAACCTTGACGAAATCTACAGTCTGAATCCTGCCTAGTTCTGGTCCATAGCCTGAACTGACGGGAGGATTCTCCACATGACCACAACCTTTCTCCACGGTGTGGAGGTGCTCCAGGTTGATACTGGAGCGCGACCGATACAGACTGTTCGATCTTCGGTGATCGGCATTGTCGGCACCGCACCTGATGCGGATGCCACTCTGTTTCCGCTCAATACGCCAGTGCTGGTTTCCCGCCGTGGTGAGATGGCGGGTCTCGGCATTGCCGGCACCCTGCAGCCTGCGCTGGACCTGATCTACGACCAGGCCGGTGCGGTCTGCATCGTGGTTCGCGTTACTGAAGGTGCCGCCGAGGCTGACACCATCAACAACGTCCGCGGTGGCATCAACAACAGCACCGGCGCCTACGAAGGTGCTCACGCTTTCCTGGCCGCTGAGAACGCTGTCGGCTTCGCGCCGCGGGTGCTCATCGCTCCAGGCTTTACCCATCAGCGCAGCACAAACGGGATCCTCACGATCCCTGTCACCACCCAGGGCAGCGGTTACGTCACTGCTCCAGCGGTGACCATCGGCGCACCATCGGCTGGTGGTAAACAGGCCACCGCCGTGGCGGTGCTTGGTACCGGCGCTGACGCTGGCAAGGTGATCAGTTTCACCATCACCGATCCTGGCTCTGGCTACGCCACCGGTCCCACCATCACGATTGCGGCACCACCTAGCGGCGGCGTGCAAGCGGTGGCTGGTACTGCCACCCGCGGCGCTGTTCGATCTGAGGTGCTCGCCGAGATGCTCGGCATTGCACAGCGTCTCCGCGCTGTGATCATCGCCGATGGTCCTAACACCACCGACGCCGCTGCCATTCAGATCGCTGATGACTTCGGCAGTGATCGGATTTACGTGATCGACCCCTGGGTTTTGGTGGATGGTGTTGCCATCCCTGCATCCAGTGCTGTTGCTGGTGTCATCAACAAGGTGGACAACGAGCGCGGTTTCTGGTGGTCTCCGTCCAACAACGAGATCAACGGCATCGAAGGCACCGCTCGCGCTATCGACTTTGCGCTAGGCGATTACACCTCCCGCGCCAACCTGCTCAACGAAGCCAAGATCGCCACAATCATCCGCGAGCAAGGCTTCCGTCTCTGGGGTAACCGCACCCTGTCGATGGATCCGCTCTATGCGTTCCTCTCCGTCCGGCGCACCGCGGACATGATCAACGAGTCGATCCTGCGCGGTCATCTCTGGGCCGTTGATCGCTGCATCACTGCCACCTACCTGGAGGAGGTAACGGAATCGGTCCGTGGATACCTGCGCAGCCTCAAGGCTCGCGGCGCAATCCTCGGTGGCGATGTCTGGGTGGATCCCGAGCTGAATACTCCTATTAACATTGCTAGCGGACAAGTCTACATAGATTTTTCCTTTACACCTCCCTATCCTGCGGAACGTGTTAGCTTCAGGAGTCATTTAGTGAATGATTATGTTGTTGATTTATTCCAATAACCCCATCTTCAACCACCCAGGTAACTACCCATGGCACAAATCCCACGCGTTCTAAAAAACTTCAGCCTGTTCATTGATGGTCGGGGAATGGCTGGTTTAATCCAGACCATGACCCTGCCAACTCTTACCACCAAAATGGAAGAGTTTCGTGGCGGCGGCATGGACGCTCCCATCGAGCTGGACATGGGTATGGAGAAGCTCGAAGGCACCTTCGAGTTGGCCGAGTACAACCCCGACGTGATCGCGCTGTTTGGCCTGGCTTCAGCTGACACCCAGCTCACTGCTCGCGGTGCTATCCGCAGCGATGGTGAAGCTGCCGTGGCGGTTGTGGTCAACATGACCGGCAACATCAAGGAGATGGATCCAGGCGACTGGGCCGCTGGTGACATGAGCACCGGCACCTTCACCTACAGCCTCCGCTACTTCAAGCTCACCGTTGGTGGCCGTGAACTGGTCGAAGTTGACAAGGTGAACATGATCCGCAAGATCAGCGGCGTGGATCAACTTGAATCCATCCGCACCGCTATCGGAGTCTGATCGCAATGAGCGCTAAGACCCTGCACCCGAGCACCGCCAAGATCGAGCTGGACTTTCCCATCGAGATCAGCGGCGTGGAGGTGAAGCACTTCATCATGCGCCGTCCCAAGGTGCGCGATGACCTAGCCGCCAGCAAAAGCAGCGGCAGCGATGAGGACAAAGCGTTGATGCTCGTGGCCAATCTCTGCGAGGTGACCGTTGCTGATCTGCTGGATCTTGATTCAGCAGACTGGGCAAAGCTGGAGCAGCAGATACAGGATTTCAGGCAGGCCAGGCGGTAGAGGGTCAGATACGGCGAGCGGCGGTGCTGCTTGCCAGTTGGACCAGCACCAGCCTGGCCGAGATCTTGGAGATGGACACCGATGAGTTCTGGCCCTGGTTCATTGAAGCTCAAGCTGTACAGACTGAGATTGCAAAGGAGCTGAATCGAAAATGATTGGCGGCGGTTCCCAAAAGATCACAGTTGAGATCGGCGGGAAGATCGCGGCCAGCCTGGGTAAGGCACTGCGTGGCGCACAAACGCAAGTGTCATCGTTCGGCCGAAACGCTACCCGCACGATGAACGATGCGGCGATCGCTGGCAAGAAAGGCTTTAAGGGGATCTTTGATAATGCGCTGTGGCAGGGCGCTGCTGTTGGCGCAACTGCTTTTGCTGCAGGGATTGGCCTGAGCGTAAAAAAAGCCGTGGAGTTTGAATCCGCGATGGCCGAGGTCAGAAAGGTCGTAGACGGCTTGGATGATGCCACGGCATTTAAGGCAATATCGCGGGAGATCGTCAGCCTTTCGCGGGAGATACCTATTACAGCTGCTGGCTTTGCAGAGATTTATGCGGCAGCTGGTCAGGCGGGGATCGCCAGGAATGAGCTCAACCGCTTTGCCAGATCAGCCGCGCAAATGGGCGTTGCATTTGACATGACGGCCGCACAGGCCGGCGATGCAATGGCCAAGATGCGGACATCCATGCAGCTTGACCAGGCTGGCGTTGAGCAACTGGCAGATGCGATGAACCATCTGTCCAACTCAATGGCATCTAGTGCGCCGGAAATTACGGATTTCATTCTGCGCGTTGGTGCGATTGGCAAGCAAGTGGCAATGACCACCGAGCAAACAGCAGCCTTCGGCTCAGCCATGATTGCTGCTGGCGCACCGCCAGAAGTGGCGGCCACTAGCTTCCGCAACCTTGTCAAAGCGCTGACGAAAGGCGACAGCGCCACCAAGCGCCAATCTGACGCAATGACGGAGCTGGGCCTCACGACCAAGGGTGTGGCGGCTGCCATGCAAAAGGACGCCAGCGGCACCATTCAGGACGTCTTCAAGCGGCTCGGCAAGGTCCCGGCCGAAATGCGCGTGGCTCTTACCTCTGAGCTATTTGGCGATGAGTCCCGCGCACTGGCGCCGCTGCTGACAAACACCGAGCTCCTGGCCGGCTCGCTGGCTGCAGTGGGCGATAAGGCGAAATACACCGGCTCGATGATGAAGGAATTCAAGAGCCGCAGCAAGACAGTCGCCAACCAGTCAACGCTGTTGAAAAACAACATGGACGGGCTGGGGATCGCTATTGGCAGCGCGCTCCTGCCTGCAATGAATAAGCTATTTACCGCCGCCACCCCACTGATTGCCGGCCTTGCCAAGTGGGCCGAGAAGAACGAAGGACTGGCCACTGGCATCGTGCTAATCGGTGGGGCGCTATCAGGCCTGGTGATCGCGCTGCCGTTCATTGCTGCCGTGGTGAAGGCGATCGGCACGATCAAGCTGGCACTAGCTGGCCTAAAGATCGGAGCCACCATCGCAGGCTTCCTGCCGGCAATCCTGAACCCTATTGGGTTGATCATTGCAGGAGTCGTCTTGATTGGCGCAGCGCTTGTCGCGGCTTACAAATACTTCCCTTGGTTCCGCAATGCGGTCAACGCCGTCTGGGGCGGCATCGTCGCAGGCTTCCAGTCATCCATCGGCGCAATCAAAGCTGGCTGGCAAGGCTTCACCACATACCTAGGCGGCGCGTGGAAGGTATTCACCGGCGTATTTACTGGCGACCTGGGACGCGTTAAGGAAGGTTTTGGCCAAGCGTTCAGCGGCATCAAGCAAATCGCCAGTGCATGGCTCGGCTGGTTCCGCTCAATGCTCCCATCCGGAGTGCGGGGCGTGTTTGACAAGGTGGTGAGCTTCATCAAAGAAACACCCGGCAAGGTTGCCAACGTCGGCGGCATGGTGATCA